GATCGTTATTACCGCGACACAGCAACTTCAATCGCCTCCTGTGCTTGTTGCTTCTTCAGGCACGTTCCTTGGATCGTGGACTGGCAGCGGTACAACTTGGTCTCGAACATTGCGAATCTCTGATACGGATCTGAAAGGTGCTCAGTCATTCACTGGCTTGTCAATTACAGGCTTGTCAAGTATTACTGGCACAACGATTACCTCTGGCTCGACATACACCGTTGGTGGATTCATCAATCGCTCAGTGACGTTCCCAGCATTCGCTAGATACGCGCCGATTGGCACAAGTGTTCAGACAATTTCAAAGGTGGCTGCGTCGTATACTGGCGGAACAGTTCTCGCACGTCAGCCAAACACGTCAGATGTATTCCAAGGATTTACCATCGTGGATTCTGCTGGAAACTACGATCCATTTGGCGACCATCTGTTTATTTCAGATGCCGCATTTGCGGCTGCTAATACTTCTGGTACACTTCAACTTGATATTAGCGAGGCGGTGTAAGTATGTCCGCCTTTGAAAACTTCATCCAGATAGAATTACCAAAGCGTCCGTACCTTAATTCGGATGCTCCACAAGAATCGATCATGGTTCGACGTGGACCAGGTCCACGTCAGCTTGACAGCGTCGCTTTAGGCGAAGGTCAAGTTCTTGCGTTGGTTGGCGGTGTAGTTGTTGGGACCACAATCGCATCGCTCGGCGGATCTGTCAGAAGTGCCAAACTGGTAGTTTCAGTTCCAGCGGCGATTTGGACAATCGCACATGCGCTGAATTCCGACAATGCGATTATTCAGGTTGTTGATGGTGCCGGATTTGTGATCCAACCGGATGAAATTCAGATCGTCAACACCTCGACGATTACAATAAAATTCACATCGCCACAAGCTGGAACAGTTCGAGCGATCTTCCTCGACTAATTCCTTATTCAGCACCTAATGCTATATTATGAGCGTGTGATCTTGATGTTGAGCTCTGACATCAATCTAGGAATGTCTTTCAGATATTCTTCTGGGATGCCATCAATCCCGTCATGAACCATTATGCCGTGTTGTCCACACGATTCCCATATTGCGTATCGTGCTACACGTTCCCATTCAAAGTATGATGAGAACACTTTTTTCTGATTTACTCTTGACGGGTTTGTTTTAAGCAACCACGTACACACGGTCTTTCTTGCTGCCGAGTATTGATTGGAGATTCGTGCTAATCGTTTTCCAATCCTTGTTAGGTTGACAAGTGATACGTCGTCCGTGGTACTAATGACAAGATCAGCAGTAACAGAGAATGCTCTGCCTCCGGTCAAGATTGCTGGACTGATTCGACTGCCATTGGCGAGACTCATACACAACTTCTTGACGGTACCAAGATTCGTTTCGTTTAGCTCAAGTCCCAATACATCAGTACATAGCTCGGCACGCCACGCCTTCTTATCTTCTAACGATCTGATCAAGTCTGGATAGATTAGCGCAAGGAGTTTTGGTTGACTAGCTAACGCTAACCGGAGATTGTCAACAATGTATTGTGTGTATGCCGAATCAATATCGACACCGGCACCGAAGAGATCTTCTCGTAGCCAACTTGGCCAAGTCTCAACTGCTTGAACGGGCCAAGTTGAAGTGTCACGCATCTGAAGTTTGCCAGATGGTGCGAAATAAAAATTGTGCTCTTGGATCGAGAGGAGAAATTCTACAGGTGAATAGAGATCTAAACGACTCGTGTCGGCAAGTCGCTTCAGAATCTTTTCTTTGTTCTGCTGCTGAATATACACCTTGGAAACGATGCCAACATCTGGGCGTGGCGGCACTACGTACTTGAGACCTACCGCTGCTTTTGATGCTGCCTTATCGCCAAAGTTAGCAAGTGCCTTTGGCACAAGGATGCTGATGTCGTGATTGCCGTCACCGAAGTTGTACCCGAGTTGTCGAATCTCGAAGAAGTGATCCAACACTATTCTGTAGTCTTGAACCCAGTCCCTTAGCGACATCAGTCGCATCGGGATCTCGATCATACCAAGTGGCATTCCGCTGCTACTTGCTGTAGCATGGAGGTTGGCAAGATATAAAATCAGATCTTGCCGCTTTGCCATCGCGCCGTGGTGATGGCGCTGTTTATCCGGAAAGAAGTGCGCCCAGTGAAGTGGGTCCGAAAAATGCGGAGGTTGCTTGCTAGCAACCCGATAAAGCGTTGGTGTTGACATTCAGCAATTATACTGCTGAAGCACCCTTCTTCAACCCCTTCTTCAGGTATCGGATAATGCCGCGAAGACTGTCTTTTCGGTTCACCGCCGTGACTGCGTAGACGTGTTCTTTCATCTGATCGCCAACGAACTGGGACGAGGCGCTGTCAAGAGATACTGCGCCTGTGCCGCTGACAGAAACAGTTCCGGAACCCTGTGGAACTCGCACGCCATTAATATATGCGGCGGTTGGCATTTCGAAGCGCTTATGTTCTTGAGCAAGTAGTTCGCGATTGACAATCGTCTTTCCATTTTGGTCAAGAACCACTGCCATCCCTTTTGCTGCGGAGCGAAGCCGCTTTGCTTGTTTGCCGCTCATGATTTTTCCTGAAGGAGTTGTGGACCGCCGTTGCCGAGTGCCATCACTTCGGACAGACGATAGTACTTGCCGTCAAACATCACATGACCCTGCGCCGCTTCTGTTGTTTGTGACAATACTGGCAACGCTTGGCGTAGACGGGATTTTGTTGCTGCGTCTAATGCGGCAACTGATGCGTACTGAATTAACATAGAGAATCTCCTTAGAATTTACCCGAGTATCTTGGGTTCAACATCGAGTCAAGCCAATCTGGAATGTATCCAAGCGCCTGACGGAAAAATAACACTTCCCACTTTGTCGCAGATGCTGTCCCAAGTTGACTTAACTTGGGACGAACAATAATGAATTTGACTTCGTCCGGATTGCGTAGTCCGCGAACAACAATCGGTTCAACAACGCCGGCAATATGAACCATTGTATCACCGCCTTTTCCTGTCTTCAATTCAAATGCCGGTTGCGGTAATTGAATGCTATGAATAGAGGATGGGTGTGGATGCGGCAGAGCGCGATTGCCCTTTGTTGTTTCACAAAACCTAATTACACTTTGAAGTAGCGCTTGATACGAGAAGTAATTCATGCTCCCCTGCTTAACCATCTGCTCAAGAGTTTCCTTTTCAGGTGCGCGATACGGGAGAGATGAAGATCGTTGGCGTGCGTTGTACGGACCTAAGAAATTTGAAAGTGCTTCGTGAGTTCTAAAGTGCTGTGCTACGACCGGAAGGAGGTCGCCGAATCCATGAGGACGCTCCGCGTCCAAACGCACGCTCCAGCGTGGAAGAGATGTTTCTGTCATTTGAGATGGTTGAGTTTATAAAGGTTTGACCCAAAAGTCTGGGTACTTCAGGAGTTCTTCGAACTCATAAATGTCGAGATGGCATTGATCGTTGTGAATCGTCAGCTTTGGTTTCACGAGTCCTTCCATTGTTCGTGTGAGGACCGCTACGAAGATTGGTGTGTGATTCCACTTGAATATTAAAACAGGGTCTCGCCCAATCTTTGCTGAGTCAACCACTGATTCGCCGAACCACTTGAATACGTTTGCCGAACCAGAAACCAGCGAAGTGAAATTGTCAGGCGTTGCGTAAGATTTACATTCAACAGAGAATCTGAATTGTTGCCCCACCGCCTGCTCATTAACTGGGACGACATCGGCATGAACAGCTTCATTGTCTCTTCGCCCATCATTGCGCCGATGGTTGCGAAGTTCTTACCACCGATGCGAGCACCGGATCCAGGAGACTTAATAAAGTTGATAGGGAGCGCCGCTGATAGCGCCTTGGCGACTTTGGCTTCGAAACTACTACCTTTTGCCTTGCCGCCGCCTGGGCGCATCTTACGTTTTGGTTTTTGTTCTGTCATATGAGTTTGATTAATAGGATTGCGATGTCCTATTTACAAACCCTACTTGGGCATAAAATTGCCGTCGAAGTCTTTTGCTTTCTTAACCTCGTATACGAAGTTGCTACCGCTGATTTTGCGAATCATGTAGTCGCCTGTATTGAAGATCATCGACACACCATCGATGATCACCTTGATTGTGTCATCGGTATATTTGAATGCCTCGACCTCGTCGATGTCGCGGTATTGAGTGTATCCTTCGGCATCCGGCGTTTGCTTTGCGCGAACAGGCACGAATGATTTATCCAGATCGCTCTTTGAGAGTGTGGCGAACAATTTTCGTTTAGTACCATTGTCGATAGAAACTTCGAACTTGTCATTCACCTGTTTCACAAGATATGCGGTGTTCGAGATGTGAGTCTTTGCTTCACCCTTGTTTTCGCCCCACACATCTTCAGCGGATCGTGCTTCGATTGCTTCTTCACCTAGCTTTTGAACAGTGGCATTTCCGTAGTGGTGAACCTCGTTCTTGTCTCTTAATGCCTGCCCTTGATCAAACTTCCATTTGTCGCCTTTTGCCTTAATAGCGAGTTCTTTCTTAAGACCACGCAACGGCTTGCCATCATGCCCGCGAATGACTTCTGATTTTTTAGCATTAACGATTTCATTTAACTTCATTTTGTTTCCTTAACGGTGTAAGGTATTTATTATTACTCTACAAGGATCTCTACAAGGATCTCTATAAATATGTGTGTCGCGGGATTGCCGTCCCCACACTCTCTAAATCTGGAAGGAGATTCAGCAATGACTATTTATACACAACCATTTACCTACCTTGTAGGATGGTCTGAACACAAGACCTTTTACTATGGCGTCCGTTTCAAAATCGGGTGTGGTCCCTCAGACCTTTGGACATCTTACTTCACTAGCTCAAAGTATGTAAAAGACTTTCGGTTCAAGTTTGGCGAGCCAGACATCATCCAGATTCGAAAGGTCTTTGAGTCTATTGACGAAGCTCGTAATTGGGAGCACAAGGTCCTTCGTCGAATCAAAGTAGCAACCCGCCAAGACTTTTTGAATAAGACCGACAACAAATGTTGGCCTGACAACAGAGGTCTAAAACGATCAGAAGAATTCAAGAAACACTTATCTAGGCTTTTCAAAGGCAAGAAGCTAACAGAGGAACATAAGAGAAAGATCGCGATTGGTAATTCCGGGAAGAGACCCGCATCCTTTGGAGCTGCTGTTTCAGCCGGCATGGTAGGCGTAAAATACTCTAAAGACACAATCGAGAAAAGACGGTTAGCACAAATAGGCCTCAAAAGGTCTAAAGAGTTTTGTGATAGACTTCGTGAAGTAAATGCTATGTCTGTGAAGGTTGTTGATCCATCAGGAAACATTTACAAGTCATTAGCCGAAGCTAGTCAAGCTACAGGACTCCAAGCTAAGAAAATAGGAGTCCTGTCTAAGCGAAGCCAGCAAGGGTGGTCACGATTGTAACTAGTCTATCACGACAGAGCTGAAGCCATTTTCTTTTACGATTTTGAGATTCCTATCTAACCTCCCCTGTATTGACGGGTGATGACTGATGACGAATACACTTAGGTCTTCGTCGCGACTCTTCTCTTTCAGAATGCGAATGATGCTATCAATACCCTGCTGATCAAGGGCACCATCAAGTTCGTCAATCATTAGCAGATTAGTCTTGGCGTGGAGGTGATGAAGCACATCTCTAAAGGCAAGTGCCATCGCGGTGTTGACTCGCTTTTTCTCGCCTGCTGAAAGATTACCAAAGTCAAGTTCACGTCCGAACTCTGCCACGGTACACGACATATCGGCATCAAACTTAACCACGTGTGGCAATCCAAGCGCGTTGGTAAAGTAATTCAATCGACCATTGAGGAACGGAATGTTCTTGTTGATGATGCGACGACGAAGGAATGAATTCTTGTCAGTCAACAACTTCAGCAAGAACTGCTGATGATCCAGGCGACGACGAAGTTCATCGACCTTCAAGTAGTCGACCTTAACAGTAGATTCAGCATTCAACTTGTCATATGCTTCGATGTGTGGATTTGTTTCTTGTGTCAGACTATCTGCGCGCTTACGCAACTGAACAGCATTCTCTCGGGCTTCGAGAAGTTCGTCAAGTTCCAGATACTGAATGTTCTTGTCGACTGACGCGAGCAGTGTTTTCAGTTCGATAAGAGCAGCAGACATTTCGGTGACTAATGTCTCGACATCAAGGAGTTTTGATCCCTTTGAATCGATAGTCGAATCAACGATAGCCAATTTTGCTGGAGCATCAGCAAAGGCTTGCGAACAGTACGGGCACTTCGCGTCAGCAAGGTGCTCGTGCTCGGCCATCAACTTTGAAACATCGGTTGTGAGCTGTTGCTGATCTTTCTTCAGCGGCGACAGCTTAGCAGTAAGGGTAGAGATTTCTTCTTTTAAGCGAGCGCGTTCAGTGTGAAGTTTCTTCTCGGCATCAAAGTCGATCTGACCAACAAGCTCAAGTGTGCGTTCGATCTCTTGAATATTAGCAAGTCGAGTTTGCTCCCAGCGCTCAACACGAACCTTCGCTTCGTTGACGTGTTTCTTATGAAGCTCGACAGCGCCTTCTTGCTGCTTTGTAATTGCTTCGGCAACCTTAATGTCTTGCTCGGTTGTCTTGATCTTTTCTTTCAGCACAGTTGCCTTCTCGGACAACATAGTGATGTTGAAAAGTTCTTCAATCTGATTTCGTTGTTGGAACAACGGGAGTTGAAGGAACGCAGGCGAGTTGCCAGAGAAAATGATTGTCTTGGTGAAGAGTTCGTAGCTAATGCCAATGATGTCGACGAGCAAGGCGTCGCACTCGACAGCACCCTTACCTGGTGTAATGTCTTCGCCGTCTTTGGTGATCTCGATCTTGTACTCAGCACCGCGAGCGCGAAACACTTCGTACTCACATCCGTCTTTCTCGAAAGTCAAACGAACTTCCATCGAAGTGTTCTTCAATGCGTTGGTGGTGTTGACCAAACGTTGAAGTGTGATAGCATCAAACGCTTTGTTGTACAAGGCATAGCACAACGCGTTAATGATCGTTGTTTTGCCGGCGCCATTAGAACCACCTTGATCTAAGTTCTCGCCAGTTACAGTAACAGTCCCTTGCCCGTTAAGGTCAATCACCGATG